TCACCAACTTAACTATATACCTTAAATATATATAAAATAGTATAATAATACCTTAATTAGTGGTGAACGTAGAAGGTGAACGTAGGTGAACGTAGAAATTTACATTTTTAAATATTTATTTTTTTAATATAAAGAAATAAATATAATAAATAAAAATAGTACTAATAGAACAAATTGAACCACCGAATGAACCTAACATTCAACGTGCTATAACAGAAATAATTGATATGTTTAAACCACGTAAAACTATTAATAAAAAATATCCATCACTTGTTTTAAAACATTTTTTAGAAAGAAGCCGTAAAATACACGATAAAAATTTAAATAATTATATTACTTGTTCAGATTTTGAAATAGCAATGGAAAGATCAGGATATATAAGTAAAAAAATGAAATGTATGGGTAGATTAGTCACTTATTATTTTATATCAAATATTATAAAAAATATAATTTAGTTTTTTAATATAAAGAAATAATTATATAAAATTATAATATATATATATATATATCGATAATGCAGGAAATTAACACTGATGATGAAATTATCCAGATTAAAAAATCACGTGGAAGACCACGTAAACCAAAATTACCTGAAGTACCTAAAGAACCAAAAGTCTTAAAGACATCAGACCGTAAAACATATAATAAAGAATATAATAAGAAATATTATACCGAAAAAAGACAGAATATCACTAACTGTGATATCTGTGGTGGGAAATATGAAAAATATAATAAAAAGAATCACGAACTGACTGATAGACATATATTTATTTCTAATAAAATAAATAATATAAATAAACTTATTTAAATTTTTAAACTAAAGAAATATTTAGTTTAAATTTAAAAATTTTTTTCTTTTCATAATATATGAATAATAAATCATTTGTTGAAGCCAACATTATTTCTGATAGATTTGAAAAAGAAGTACTAATAAAAGAACTAAAAAATAAAAAAAATAAACAATTATTTAAATGGTCAGGTGGATATCATCCAGAATTTGATATTAAAATAATTTCAGACGATAACACAGAAAACAAGATAGAAGTAAAGACACAATCTATTTATAATAATAAAGATGATTATTTTGTTATTGAATCAATCCAAAAAGGCATGCTTTCAGGAATAAATAAAACTGAATCAGATTATTATTATATATTCAAAATACTAAAAGAAAAAAAAGATATCTTATTAGATATATTTTATAAAAATATAAATCCAGAAGAACAAAATAAAATTAATTATAAATTATATAAAATAAAAACTAATTTAATAAAAAAAATTATAAAAGAAAATCCAGACATCCCAACATCAGATTATAATGATAGCAATAAAGGTATAAATAAAAGTTATAAAATCCCTATTAGATATTTTAATGATATAGATATAATAGATGATAATTTAAATAATATAGAATTAGATAATTTAAATAAAAAATCTATTATACAAAATAATAAAATCTTTTATTAAAAAATAATATAGATTATAATATTATATAATGGAAAATTTAGTAGAACAACTAGAAGAAGTAAAAATCACAGAAGTAAAAATCACAGAAGAAATAAAATCTGATTCAAATTGTTATAATGACATGATAAAAGAACAGATAAAAGAAGCTGAACAAAAGAAAGTATCATTTAATCCTATATTAACTGAACCACCTAAAAATGATTCACCCAAAATCGATTTATCATTTAAGGTAGCTTATGTCGTTTTAGATAAATTTACTGATAGCATTGTTGGTGTATATTCATCAAATAAAAAAGCGACTACGAACATAATAAAATTAATAAAAACAGATTTAGAAGCCGTCATAATTGATAATAGAAAAAAATTATTAACTGGGGAAAGTGTAGAAGAAAATCAAATATCACTACAAAATATACGTCAATCGTTATATCATTATAAAACTATTGAACAGACAGGAATGATGCACATACTTTTAAATAATGAAAGTAAATTTAGATATAGAATTATAGTTTCTAAATTTAATGAAGATGTTGATGATGAATCAGGATTTAATTCATTTTAATTTTTTTATATTATTCTAATATATGATAGAATTTAATGAAAAAAAATATATAGTAAAATTAATAGACGATATTAAGGATAAAAAACATTTGATTTATTTATACAAGATTATTTTAGAAGAAAAAATAAAACATACTAGAAATAAAAACGGAATATTTTTTAGTCTTAATAATATTGAAGATGATAAACTGTTAAAGATAAAAAATTATTTATATTCAATCTAATTTTTATTTATTATATTAATATATAATGAATAATAATAAACATATTAAAGAAATCGAAGCATCACCGATTAGTGATGCTTTAATTAAAAAATATCTTCCTAATACTAGAATAGTAATGTATAATGAACTGCCACAATATAATAATATAGAAGAATTACTACCAACTAAAAGGTGTTTTTTTGTTTTATTATATATGGATTCACCTAATACTGGTCACTGGACTTGTGTTTTAAGACAAAATAATATAATTGAAATGTTTGATTCTTATGGAAAATATCCAGATGATGATCTAAAATGGGTATCAAAAGATATAAAACATGATTTAGGTATTAATGATAAATATCTTTCAAAATTATTTAATAAAACAAAATTAAAAGTTATTTATAATACTGAACCATATCAAGCTGGGGGAAGTAAAATTGCAACTTGTGGTCGTCACGTAGTTTTTAGATTAATGAACATAGACAAGCCTTTAAAAAAATATCATAATTTTATTAAAAATGAAATGAAAAAAAATAAGTGTGATTATGATTGTATAGTGTCAAAGGTAATACCAGAAATAGAATAAAATTAAATTTCTTTATATGTAGGCTTTCCACACTTCTTCGCCTTTTTCTTTCCGTTCGCTTCAATTCTATTATTTACACGTGATCTAGGATTTTTAAATAAAGGAATATCAGGCTTAGATGGTGGGACAAAAGAAGGATAAGACCATTCAGAAATTAATTCATAATTTCTTTCTAATGTTCTATTAGTTTTTAAGCCCCTTGGATGTCCTTTATTATTTTGTCCATTACCTGTTTTAGGTGGCACTTGTAATCCCCTTTTTAATTCTTGCCAGACCTGCCCCCATTCTGATGCATGTTCCTTTTTTAATTTTATAGCTGTTTCCAGTTGTTTTTCTAGTCTTGAACGTTCAGCTTTTGAAACACTAACAACACCAGCAAGATTAATGTCTGCAATTGCTTGACCAGTTTCATACGATGATCTTACATTTTCATATAATAACCATAAAGATGATAAATCTTCTTTTGTTATTTTAGGTTTATTTATTTCTTTTGCTACATCTAAACCCAGTTGCACTTTGCCTGCTGCACCACCCTTTCTTTTATTTCTTTTTCCTTGTCCTACAGGTTTATTTTCATTTAATACTTTATCTATTTCAGAAATTAATTTATCATAATCATCTGATGTTTTACTTTCAGCTTCTTTTTCAGCATCTGATTTAACTGTTTCTGGTTTTCTTTCTTTCGCTTGATTTGGTGATAATGATTCAAAAATTGATGATGTATCAATAGTAGTAAATTTGTTCAATCCTAAATTATATAATTCAAATAATAAAGGTGCACTAGATGCCAGTGTTTGGGTATAATTTTTTGAAATCGCTGGTCTTTGGCCTGTAGAATTAATATAAGAATTTATACTGGTAACCGCATTAGAATATGCACCAAATATATCATTAAATGGTTTCGGTTCATTTTCTTCTACCTTTACTTTAGCAAGTTCAATAGATTTTAAATATTTTGTCAATGCTTTATTTATATCCATTTCTATAACAGTATTACCCATGGTTTGATTTTTATCATATAATTCTTGATATAATGCTGTCTGATCAAATAAACGTCTTATAACTTGTGATCTAGCATCATTAAATTCATTTACCACCAATTGTTGTTCAGCACGACGTTTCATTAGTTCAGGTGTTTCTTTAGTGAATTTGTTTAAGGCACTATTAGATTTCATAATATATACTTAATAAATATAAAAATATTTATTAATTATATTATTTTAATTTACCATAAATTAAAGAAACACCAATATCTTTATAGTCACCATTCATTAATTTTTTAGTTCTAAATGTCTTAGGGATAAATTTAGTTTTTGGTATATTTCTAAATCTATATGACTGTTTAGTTTCACGTATAAATAGATCTTTCTTTTTAGATATTCTTTCTGCTATCTTTACAGCATCTTCTTTAGAATTTTTCTTATTCACTACTATAGCATGTAATTCATACCCATCATCATGTCCTAAACCTACTTTTACATCACCTGCTAGTGCATCAACAGCTTGAACCACATTACGTCCAATTAATTGTGCACGTTGTGCTGCTGACATTGCATTACTTCCTATTAATTGATTTTTGACAGCATCGAATATACCTTTAGATCCTGGGATTTTAGGTGTAGGAATTAATGATAATGCCAGATTGGTTAGATCAGCAACTGATACCTGTCTTCCTTGGGCTATATCAACTAATAATTTAGTTGCTGTCGATGCTAGCCCAGCACCTGGAACACCTGCCATCGCACCTACGTCTAATGCTATAGTGATCAATAAAATATATGTTTCTGGTGATGTTAAAGTCTTTTTCCACCATTCTTTATTTCCTACAGTATCTGTTAAAGGTTTAAATGCTTTTGATAGGTCTGAATTGCTATTGGTAAATTCATTTTTTATTTTACGACCGATATCTTCGAAGGCTTCTTTAGTATCTTTTCCGAATTTTTGGAAACTTTTTTCAATCGGCTTGACTAGAACACGTAATTTAGAATTAGGGTTGGTAAATTCATTTGCAATTTTATTTCCTACATCTTCAATAGGTTTGACTGCTTTTCTTAGTTTACTTTCTGGATTTACTATTTCATTTTTTATTTTATTTCCTAAACTTTCAAATGCTTGTCTAATTTGATTTAGATTCAGAAAACCACCTTTTAATCGTCTTGTTTTTCCGTGTTTCATAAATTCAATTAAAGTTTTTACGATTTCATGTTCTAGTTCTTGTTGGGTCATTTTTGAAAAATCTTTACCACCAGTTTTAGATAATAATTCTTTTTTTTGTTTCTTACCTTCTTTACCTGCATCATCAAGAATTTTTATCAATTTTTTATGTTCTTTTATATAATCAGCTTTAGGCATAACAACAACTTTTTTATTTTTTTTCTTACCACCAAAGCCCAATAATTTACTAAATACATTACCTGCATCAGTTGTAAATTTTAATATTTTACGTGATAATGATGGTATCTTTTTTACTATTTCTTTTGGATCTTGATATAAAAATTTTCTTTCTTTAAGTCCGTATAAAGATTGTGATTTTAAAAGATTCATTACAAATATTTGACAATTATTATCAAATGCTTCATAACCAAAAAATAAATTATCACCCATCGTTTTACGTGTCTTTTCTAACATTTGATTTGCTGTAAATTTTTTACCATGTATTGGAACATTTAAATATTCTGTATCCTTTCCGACACCATAAAGATGTGAATCAACTTGAACACGTTCTGTTTTCTGTATAACAACTTTTTTTAAATGTCCTTTGGGGTCTTTTACATTTAATACCAGTTGAAGGTGAAATAATTTATCATATCCAGCTTCCTTTGTTGCTTCATCTAATTTATTTAAACTAATTAAATTAATAAATTTAGTTAAAGCACTATTTAATGGGGTTCTAACTATTTCTACACTTTCTACATCTAAATTTCCTATTGTTTCCATCGTCTTTTTTGCACTATTAGGATAATTACTTAAATCAGGTTTTAAATAACTTCTTAGTTTTGATTCTGGATTTACAAATTCATTAGTAATTTTTTTTATTAAATTTCCACCTGATTTTTCACGTTCTTCTATTTTTCTTCTGCCTTCTATTTTTAATTCTTTATTTATTTTTTCTTTTACTGGATCTTCTGATAAATCAATTCCCATCGTATATATATAATATATATTTTATATAATATTTTTAATATATTCTTTTTGTTGGGCTGGACTGTGTGCCATTGCTGTACTATCTTCTTTCATTTCTTTAACTACATCACCATATTTAGATGATAAAAATATATGTCTTAAAGCTGAACTAGCAATCTTTTTATTAAATATTTTATTTAATATTTTTGTTATACTATTTGTTTGAATTAATGATGAACCATTAAAGTATACTAAAAATGGTGTATTTATTGATTTTATTATTTTACCTTTTATTTTAGGATGGAATTTTAAATATAAATCAATACATGATTTTAAATCTTCACTTATAGGCATTTTAGATTGACCATATTTTTTAGATGTTTTATAAATATTAAAAATAAATTCATTTTCAGAATATGATAAATAATTTATATCTTTTGGAAGTTTTTCATTAAATTTATAAATTATATTCATAAATTGATAGTCCTTATTACGTCTGGGTTTTTGAAAAACATATAATGCTAGTATCATATACGATAACATGGTATTCCATTGATTTTCACTTAAAGATTTTAAATCTTTGAATTTTTCTACTTCTTCTTTTAATTCATCAAATCTTTTTTTGACATCATCCCATGATATCCAATTTTCTTTTTGTTCTTTTGTAGCTTCATCAGTAGTTTTTTCTTTTATTTCATCATTTTTTTTTAACATTAAATCATAATATTGTTTTCTTAATTT